GATAGGCTCAACATTGGAAATGCCAGTAACAAATGTGTAGCTTGACTCAATAGTCAGCGTTACTCCAGTCGTTGTAGCAGTTGCATTTTTGCTGAGAGTGATGCGAGAGCCAGCAGTATCAATATCAACAATTTTGGTTCCGCTAGGTACACCACTACCTGTTACACCAGCTCCGACAAACAAATCTGTCATAGAACTGACAGAAGTTACCACAGCAGAACCACTAGTAATATTCCCAGTACGAGATACGGTACGGCTGTCGTCAGCAACAATGAGAATAAATCGCTCGTCACTACTACGGTTGTAGACGAAGACCCAGGCCTCATTCCACTTGATGGGGTTGGTTAGGGTCAATCCTCCAGCGTTCTTAGTCAGCGTATCAATACGCTTTACAGGCACAGAACCAAGACGCTTTTTAAGACCTTCAACAAGATCGCAGTTAGCGTTTTCAAGAACTTTGGCAAAACCAGGAAGCACAAAGCTATCGGCTTGTTGGTTTACGCCCTTATTAAGGGGACCAATAATTTGGCTAAAAAGTTCTCGTGACATCAGCGATCAAGAATGTCGGGACCAAAAGTAGTAATCACACGGCCACCATACATATCATCAGGACCACTGATGAAGTTGTAGTTCTGGGCCATGTCTTCAGTACGCTTCAGAATTTGCAAAGCGTTCTTCTCATCATCAGCCGTATAGCTCTCAATACTGGCAGAGGTTACAGCGCGGTTAGAAAACATCCGACCAGCACGGATCATAATGTACCTCCGAGCAGTCTCAGGAATGCTGTCCCACTCCAGTTCTTCCACAATCTCAGCAACCAAATCACTGGTATTACCAGTTACAGCAACACCGAGACTACCCCTTAAGTCATATGTGTTTTTAACGCGATCAAAAAGCCGAAGACCGCGAAGAACAAACCTTTGAGAGGGATACGACAGCGGATTAAACCGTACAGCCAAGGTGTTGCTAGGAAGCTGGGATTGGCCTGTAGAAGCGTCCAGAGGAATGGAGTCATACAGCATTGTGTTCCAAGACCACCCAGCGCCTTGAACCTCACGGCTAACCTCATCCAAGGTGCGCTCTGCAAGACTAGCGTCACCAGTTATTGGTGGGTTGAGAGAGTTAATAGGTGCTTCACCAATAATGGCGAGCAGGGTGTTAACTGCACTGAGTTTACTAGTCGCCATTTATTGCAACAAAAAAGGGGAAGCATTTGCCTCCCCTCATTGTATTGGTAATTAACTAGAAGCTAGTTAATCAATACGGGTTGCCATCAGACAGCAGGCTGACGCAGCACTCAGGACGCAGGATACCGTGACCCACGGCATAGCTAGCGACCATCATGGTGCTCTGAGTCATAGCTTTGTACTCAGAACCGGTCATCTGCATCGACACATCCTTCAGAGCCACAGTACCCACAGCTTCCTTGGTGAAGCAAAGGCCGAAGCAGTTAGCGATGGAGGAGGTGTTGCCTTGCTCATCCTGGTAGTAATCATAAGTACCGGAAGCAGCAGCACCGTCAGAACCGTCCTTACCGTTGATGTAGTTAGGACGCTCACCACGGGTCACAGCAGACTGGTTGCTCAGACCAGCGTAGGTCTGGTTAGCGGTATAGCTGTTGATACCCAGGTGGTTGCTGGTCAGCAGGCGGAAGCCAGCCACAGAAGCAACACGGTTCTGGTAGATAGCACCGTTAGCACCACCACCAGCGTTGAAGTCGGTGTTGATGGCACGGTCGCTGTTCAGCACGTCGTAGTAAGCACCAGGGCTCAGGACGCACACACGGCCTTCCTTAGGAGCATCCTTCTCGTCCAGAGCTTGGCAAGCCTTGAACAGGTTCTCCACAATCAGATCGCCACGGGCGTTACGGTCAGCAGCGCCGTCAAGGTTGATGCTGCTGAAGGACGTACCACCAGGCATCGAGTTCAGAACGAACAGACGCTCACCCACAGTGAAACCAGCGTTAGAGCCAGTACCAATCGAACCAATCGGGTTGATAACGAAAGTAGCAGCGCCGTTGGTAGGAGCAGTGGTGATCACACCATAAGCACCAGAGGTCTCGCCATACACAACCTCACCCACTGCCCAATAGGTCAGCTCAGCGGTTTGGAAGTTAGCGCTCAGAGTAATGGTGTTGGTGCTCACGGAGGAATAAGTACCACCGTTCAGTTGGAATCGCTTGGAATCCCAATCCTTCACACGACCGTCAGACTCAGAAGCAGACAGCAGGGTACGAACCAGACGCTGGTCATAAGCACGAGCCAGAGCGCGGCCAAGCTCGGTCGAGTAGATCGAACGAACGTCCCAGTGCAGTTTGGCCTCATCGAGGTCATAGATCGAAGCATCAGCGATCAGCAGGTCATCAATGGTGATGATCTTTTCGCCAATCATGCCTTTGTTACCCTGACCGGTGATGAAGTCACCAGGACGGTGGTAGCGGCTGGAGAAACGACCAGTGATCGGGAAGCTAGCGCTCTTGCCCGAAGAGATCGTGCGCTTCATCGTGAGATCTTTGAAGATCGTTTCACGGTTGAAGGTGGTCAGAACTTCCCCAGAGAAGATTTTAAGGAAATTGGCGTTTTCCTTTTCGTAGTTACCGGAGGCGGAACCAGCGTTATATTGAACGCCATTAAGTCCACCCAACCGGCTAAGAGATGCAAAGTCAGGCATCGTTAGTTAGAAGGTAGGAGTGTTTAACGCGCTCGTAACTCAACTGTTGTTATCGCCTCGGCGGCAACAATGTTTACGTTCGCTAATGAAATACTAACCCCTAGGACCGAGAACGTCGCTACGGATCAGTTTGTCTTGAACGTCTTGGGTATAAGCAGGATCTTGCAAATACCGAGGGTCACTCATAGCAGCCATAACTTCCTGGCTGGAACGGAACACATCACTGCTGTTACCAGACAGTTTGCCACCGATCAGTTCAGGTTCATAGCCAGAGTTTTCTTGGAAAGCGTAGTACAAAGATTGCAAAGCGTTACGAGCACGGTAGTAGTCACCGCTGTTTACTTCACGGTTGTAAGCCTCAAGTTCAGCAGCATCGAGGTTTTCCCGAGCCCATCCTTGAACAGCTTCAAAGTTCTCTTGACCACCAATGCTTTCCATAATGGTGGCTTCTTCATCCTGAGACAGAACAACAGCTTCCTGCTGCTCCGCTTCCTCAGTAGAAGATTCCTCAGCTTTGTCGTAACCACTCCGGCTACCCAGTTTCTTTTCAAGCTCTTGATAAGCCTTAAGCAGCTCATCAGGTGAACGAAACTTACCAGCAATCAACTCCTCTTGTTGTTCCTGCTTTTCAGCAGCTTCAAGAGCTTCAATGTCTTGCTCGTTGTAAGGGCCAGTTTGCTGTCCCAAAAAGTTATCTGCAATAACTTCCATGATCAACCAATGCGAATGGTCAGATCAGGATAGATCCAAACTGGCCGCTTCTTCTTGGCAGCAGTGACATATTGCTCATAAGCATCAGGCTTTTCTTCCTTAAGACGCTCGATGAGCATATCCATCTTGGATTTAGGCTCAGGCTTTTTAGGAAGCTCTTTAACCTCAGAAGCCTCCAGGGGCTCCACCGATTTCTTGACTTGCCCGGATTGAGTCATTTTCAGCTTTAACGAGAGCGGCCTGTTTAGCAGGATCGTTATTAGGATCTTGCTGGGCCATTTGTTGCTGCATCATCATAGCTGCTTGCTGTTCTTCAGCCATGAGGTCTTCGTCGCTCTTAATCAGTTTGTAAGTATCCAAGCCATCAGAGGCTGCAAGGCGAGTAATCAACTCACGGCTATTGACATACTTGACCATCGTTTCGGGACCAAGGGTTCCAGCAATGGTTTGGAGGAACTCAATCAGCTTGGCCTTATCGTTGCCACGTCCCAGGGCATCAAGACCAGTGGTGATCTGAGGTTTCACAATGTCCTTAGGAAGCTTCGGAAGACGCCCTTGACGCTCCATAAGGGCCATTTTGCGGTTCACAAGGGGAAGCTGCAGCTCAACACTCAGAATGCTGTAAATGCCACCAAGTCCGGCTTCCAGCTCCTGTGCAACCATTCTGATCTCTTCGGCTGTCACTCGATCCCGGCCAGAGGTACCAGCTTGAATAGCGCTGTTAAGCAGGAACGCAAAGCTCAGTCGTTGTTCAATCCGTGCAATGGTGTTCAAAGCAACCGTGAGGTCTGCTTGCTTCTGCATTTGAAGAGGAGCCACATCGTTTGGGTTGCCAGCCACAATTGATCCATTGGCAGCCCGAGCAAGAACGTCAGGGCGAGTCGTACCGTTAGGGTTGCACAGGAAGATGATCTTGGCTGCTGCTGCAGAGCCCTCCACAATGGCTTTAGAGAGGTACTCAAGGCTCTTCAGGTCTCCCAGCAACTCTTCGCAATAGCCACGGCCATAAGCTTCGTGAGCTACACGGAACATCCGCAGGGGGATCCAAGGGCTCTTATCAATAGGAACAGAACCAGGCTTACCAATCTGTTTGCCGTAAGCCTCTTGATACCAGTTACAGCGGTCAGCTTTGTAATCCCACTTGACGTGGGTAAACAGGAAAACAGTCTTGTCTACAAACTTGCCCTCTGCATCTTTAGGAGCAACCTTGCCAGGCAGCACATCAGGATTAACTTCTTCACGCACCACAACCTCAAGGATGTTCCCTTCAGGGTCACGGTTCAGTACAAAAGACTTCAGTGGATAAACCCTGGTGCCACTTTCAGCGACATACAACAGGGCATTACCACCAATGATCAGGTGCTTGAGAGCCTCAAACAACGCCGTGCGATCACCAGACTCTTCAATGTCCCGCATGACGGAACGTTCCATGAGAGCCAGTTGTTGGTCAAACTGTGACTGCAACTCTTTGTAATTATCCAGCTCCTTCTTGAGCTTCATGTCGTCTACAGAAAGACGGAAGAAAGCTTGGTTAGGAGGCAGCAAAGCAATCAGCAGTTTGCTAGCCAGGTTGTTTACACCACGAGCACCAAGACCTTGGTAGGTGGTTTGGATTTTGGTGTAAAGGTTTTTGCCAGTACTACGGTCGTTATCCGTGATCAGAGTCGGCAGAGTGTACTTGCTGCACTCAATAGCTCGATCTAGATAAATAGTCTTTTCCGGCTCAAGAGCCGAATAACGAGCCGCAGCGTTAGACATTCAAACCACCAGCTTGAGTTTCTGAACCAACCCCCATGCCAGCACCAGCAGCAAGAGGCGATTGTATTTCCAAACTAGTACGCAGTGCAGCAGGTGTGCCAACACGACGACGGGTTTGTTGGGTCACATTAGCTGCTTGCTGTTGACGTTGCACAGCGGCTTGAAGCTGGCTTTGCTGAATGGCTAAAGCAGATGAACTCTTTTGCTGAGCGATCTGCCGCATAGCTGATTGCTGCGCTAATTCTGCAGACTTTGCAGCTTGAGTAGTAGCAGCTCGGCTTTGTTCAATTTGAGTTTGGAATTCTTGAGAACGCTGCTGAGCTTCAGCTTGCATCTGTTGCACCTGACGCAACGCTGCTTCCCGAGTGGCCGCTGCTTGAGCCCTAGCTGCATCAGCTTGTTGGCGGGCAGATTGAGCAGCTTGGTACCCAGAATAAGCTTGAGTACCAGCTAAGGCACCAAAACCAAGACCAAGGAGAAGAGGAATAGCCATCTAACTGTACTTAGTTTCTTCTTGAAGATTAAACTGATCTTTCAAGTGCCGTACAACTGATACTTGACCAGCAGAAAACCAGATAAGTTTCTCTTCCATACTAAGGTCAGGACATTTATCTGGATAAAGTTCGTCCAGATACCTAATAATTTCAGGATCAATAAACGGAATCATATGTTTAAACCAGTTGGGTTAATCCGACCAGGTGTTGTGCCTGTGTAGCCACCAAGCGACAGTCGGGTACCAACTTTAGTTCTTGAGATACCAGGTTGACCAACGGTTTGACCGGCTTCCTTGGTTTGTCGAACGTTCAGTTGTTGAATCTGTTCTTGACTACGAGCAAGTTCTTGTTGTGATTCAACTCGTTGCTGGCCTACGGCTGTAACAGCTTGCTTTTTAGCAATACCAGCTTGGCGTTGAGTTAGTTCAAGAACTCGTTGTTGTTCAGCTTTAATGCGAGTTTCTTCTGCAAGCTGAGCCTGCATCGCTGCTTGCTGTTGAGCTACAGCTTCTTGAGCCCTTCGTGATTCTTCTTCATACAAACGACGAGCTTCTGCTGCTGCTTGCTCTGCTTCACGTTGAGCTTGTTCTGCACGACGACGCTCTTCAGGATCACCTTGACCACTAATAAAACCCCAAAATTGACCCCAAGTAATGCAGCACTCAACACCAGAAAACTCTGGTGCCAAAGGATCTACATAAAACTCAGGGTCAATAAATTTGGAGTCGTGCCGCATGGTAACTCTTTAGCTATATCAAGCGTAACTGGGGAGATCAGAGTTACTCGTCTCAAAGAACGCAGGCATTCTTCCCCGTTGGGTCTCGATCAGACCTTCGGCTTTACCTGCATACATCAGGCTGTCGCTTTGATCCAGCCAAAACTGTTTGTCCAGATACTTGTTGTCGGAACTACCAAGGGGTTGCATCACCCAGTTAATAGTTGCTTTACGCAATTTATCAAGAGAAGGAGAGACACTAAGCCCCAGCTCACGACAAACAAGGCTATTGGCAGCAACGTGAACTTGTTCATCACGAGAGATGTCAGCAGATACCGTCCTCAGTCCAGCGTCACCGTTGAAACGGAAAAAGGGAAGTAGGACGAAGAAAATCGCACGCTCGGCCACCATTGCTTTGAGGACCGTGTGATCTGGATGCTGAATCCATGCATCCCTAAGCCTGAGGGCTTCGGATTCAGCCTTTTCATCCACGCCCAAAGCGTTGGTGATGTAACCGAGCGCAAGGTCGTGCTTTTCCTCGTCTTTGATGTTGGATCGTAGGAGGTCCACTGACGCCTTAGGTACTTCATTTTTCAGTGCTTCATCAATAAAGTCACCAACTGGCAGCTCCATGTGCCGGAGGGCAAGAGCCCGGAAGATCACCTCCTCCGAGCCCTCTTTGAGTTTGCCAGCCGTGGATTGAATGGGAGTCCAAGTGCGCTTGCGGGCGAGCAGTTTTTGGTACGGGTTCATTCGGCGCAATTGCAATCAGGTGCGGAATCTCCCTCCAACAAATTGGCAAGGTAATCCTCAACATCTACGTCGCTAATCGCTGCGTAGGCGCTGGATTTATCTTGGGTGTCGGACATTACCTGAAGAGAGTAATACAAACTCTTCAGGGGGGAGTTCAACCATCGTGCCATAAATTGACGGTCCATAGTTGTCATATCAGACCACCAATTCATAGAAATTGCGTGAGCCATTCCAGTGCCGTCCATCAGGCGCTGCCACTCACAGTTCAACTCAAAAAATGTATCCCAACCAACCTCTTCGGCGGTCTCACATTTCGGGTTGAACTTGTAACTTTGCACACCAAGAGTTGCACTATCACGATCTATCTCC